CGCTGACAAATCCAGCAGCGCGGCGGGTTCTGTCGCGCCATCAGTGCGCGCTTCGTTCGCGTGAAAAGCGAGGTCGTTTCGCGTGGCGCGTGGCCGGGCGTGATGACGTCAACGGTCAGCGTTTCTTTTAATTCGTGTGCTTCTGTGACTGGCATAGACGCAAAAAAGCCCGCGCGCGGCGGGCTTGTCCTGTGTTGTTTTTGATTAGATGCCGAGCGCGGCTTTCGCCTTCGCCCACCGTGCGCGCCGCTGATCGGCGCCGAGCATCGCGGGATTTATTCGGCGCGAAATCGCATCAAATTCGCCCGCGTCCGCGAGCGAGTTCAAACCGTGATTGATCCAGAAGAAGCCCGCGACAAGCGCAGCGGTGTTCGCGTCGTTGCGCACTAGGTCGGGGTTCGCAACGACGTCAATGCCGATGTCTTTCGCGGCGTCTGCGAAGTTCGCGCGGAACGTCGTTTGCACCAAGCCGGAGCCGCGAAACCTGAATCCATCGCCGCTCGCCGCGTTGCCGTTGCCGTACTTGTTCGCATAGACCATGTTCGCGATCTGCTCTTGCCGCGCGAGCGGAACCGCCTTCTCGTTCGGTTGCCGGCCGTACTTCACCGCGACTGCATACGTCATCACGCGCGGGAACGTCGCCATCAGTGCGGGAATGGCGTAATCGAACGATTCGCTGGTCGCGCCAAGTGAGCCGGATTCATGGCCGATCTGCGCGAGAAATGCCGCGAGACGTTGCGGCGTATTGATCGAGTAGCGCGCACATGCAGCGGTGAGCGGCGCGGCGAATTTTGCCGCGTTCGCCGTCATCGACTGGCATGCGTTTTGAAGTAGGGCGGGCGTGATGATCATGCGCGGTCGGCCTTTTTATCGAGCTTGTCGCTCACGCCGTCGATCTTCTGAAAGATCGTGTCCACCGCCTTGTCGAATCGCTCGATGTAAGCGTCGAACCGCTTCACCGACACATAATCTTCGGCGACGTGCAGCGCCAATGCTGAAATTGCCTTGTCCGCTTCTTCGATCCGCGCGTTGAGACTGCGATAAGCCCAAAAGAGCAGGACGGCAAACGCCGTGACGACGTATCCAGCCCAATCGCTGAGAATGTGAAAATCCATCCGATCATCCAAAGAAAAAGCCCGCGCAATGGCGGGCTTTGAGCGATAAACGCGGCGCATTTTATGGCCGGCGCTTGTGCTAATATTTCACGTCGATCAATCATTCATTTGCAAAATGAACACAATGAAGCGGTTATCCGGAATATCGAACTTTGCGAACACCGTATTTATTTCGCCTGACGACGCACGAGAATTCATGCACACCCCGCACCCCAACCTGGAAGGCAAAACGCCATTTAATGTCGCGCAAACGCCAGATGGAGCGAGGAAAGTAGAGAGGTTGCTTGCAGATTTGCGCGCCCATCTACTGCACAGGCATTAAACACAGGTCAAGACGCCCATTCGATCGCCTGAACTGCTTCGACTGTCGTTGCAGCGTCGATTTCAGCTTTGAGCGTGGCGCGCTTCTGGAACGCAGCCCATCCGCGACCGAGAACGGTCACATACAGCCCTTCGAGGTCTGCCAGAGCGAACGCAACGAGCGTGTTATCCGCCGCCTTCCAGAAGAAGTTAGGCGGAACCGCGCCCGCAATCCGGTATCCCTGCGTCGCTTGCATGAGCACCATCTGACTGCCGGCATCAGCCTGAAACGTCTTCGCGACACCTGAGGCCGTCTTGAATTCGATGTCTGCTGACACGCAGAGAGCATAAGCGCCATCGACCGCCGCTTTTTGCGACTCTTGTGCTGATGCAAGCAGTTCGGCCTCACTCGGCGTCGTGACGTCGACGCCACCGCCGATCATAGGAATTTGCCCCGACAAAATGCGGACGGATTCCGCGCCATCGGGCGCGGTCCAGTCAGATGACTCATCCCATTCGATGACGTTTTCGACGACTCCGTTTCGGACAATTGCATAGGTAGCCATTACGCGCCCCTGATTAATACTCAATGATTACCAAGCCGCCAGCGCCAGCGCCGCCAGTGAAGTTGCCTTGCGATGCGCCAGAGCCAGCACCACCAGGGAAAATGCCGGGATAGCCGGATATGGTGATTGCGAGCGGAGTGGGTTGAGAACTGAAGGCACCCTGACCGAACGACCCGACGTTAGACGATCCAATCGCCATTGCACCGCTAGCGCCCGCGCCAGTGATATTGATTGTGCCGCCAGAACCAACGCCGAATGTCGTTGTATTCGCCGGTGCCGGACCAGAGTTGATGCCGGTTCCGCCGCCGCCGCCCGATGCAGCATTACAGCCTGTCACCGACGAAGTTCCGCCTGTTCCGCCATTGCTTCCGACCGGGCCGGCTGTTCCGCCTGCGCCGACCGTTACCGTCAGCGAAGCGCCGGGCGTAACGTTGAAAATTCCCTCTGAATACCCGCCAGCATTGCCGCCCGATCCGGCCGCAGTTGCCCCATTGGTGCCGCCGCCGCCACCACCGCCGCCCCATACGCGCACCTTGATCGCCGTGCAGGTTGGCGGGACGTTGAATGTCCCCGATGACGTGAATTGCCGGATATTGCGGAATCCGACTTGCTGAAGCAATGGAGCCGCCAAAAACGGCGCACTGGAAACCTTCGCGATATTCGCTGCGGTGACGCTCGTTGCGCCATATGCGACCGTGATCGTATAGAGCGCGATCTGTCCGTTCGGCGTCGCGGGCGTCAACTGGTTGCCAGTCGTCGCCGGTACGCCAGTCGTCAGCGTCAGCGCGACCGTGTCTTGACGCGTCGTGTTCTGCGATGCGCCGCTATTGCTAGGTCCGCTGTACGCTTGCGACGGGTTCGCCGCGTTGTAGTACGGCAGCACGACGGCGTTCGTATCGGCTTCGAGGAACGAGGCCGAAATGAGATAGACGATCGACTGCCCCGAAGTCGTCGGGGCGGGCGTGTTGAAGGTCTGCGCGGTCTTTAGAATGCCTTGCTTCTGCGTCACCGTCGAATCAGCCGCGAGCGACGAGTAAGCCGTCGCATCGAGCGCCGCCTGCGCATACACGACGCCCGGCTGCACGATGACGTTCAGTGCCGCCGGCGTGTTCGGCACGCACGCGAGGCCATTGAATATCGTGCTCGTGCCGAAAACGTCTTGCGCGAACTGCCCGAGCGCGAACATCGCGTTCTTCTGCGCGCCGAGAAGATCGGTTTCGAGCGGCACGGCCGAAGGATAAATAATTACGCGGTCGATGATGGTTCTCCAAAAGAAAAAGCCCGCTCGCGGCGGGCTTGGTGATGCGTGTCGGCGGGATTAGTGGCGATGCAGAAATTCGAGGTCAGTCGCAGTCGAGTTGATCGTCCGACCGCTTTTGAATGATTCCGATGTGCCATGCCCCACTATTCGATGAGCGTCAGCCTGAAGATCGGATACACGGTTCCGCCGGTGCGATTTTCGATGTACAAGGAATATGTGGCCGGATTACCCGTCACCGGATCAGTGCCCGTTGGCCGGAATGAAAGGGTTACGTTACCTGCCGTTCCCGTTGCACCAGTTAGCGCCACGTTGCTTAGTCCGATACCAACCTTGTTCGTGGCTTGCAGTGGCGACGTATCATTTATCGAAGTGGCACTAAGAATGATCCCCTCGCCACGATAGGACTTACCCGATTCACGGTCGAAAATTGTCATGTGAGCCAGCTTCGCATTGCCCGACACAGGAATGCGCAACACGCTTTGATCGCTGATACAGCCCAACCAAGACGTGTCGTCCAGACGAATAACACTGCCCGGATACTGATTCCAGGTGACGCCGAACTGAAACCTGCTTACCGTTCCTGTCGGCAGGTACGAGCCATCGCTGGCGATGATCCGGTTACCGCCACCGTCGGTATAGCGCGGATTAACGTCAGCGAGAGCAGGGGTGAGAATGAACCCGTTAAACGTGTTGTTTCCTGCCCCGACCCGCGATACGTTAAACACGCAATCGGACATGCTCCACGTCAGTGCGCCACCACTGATGGCCCCGATAGAACTCGTCGTATCGACGTTGAGAATGGCTGCGCTTATCGACGTTGCCCGGACACCCCTCATACTGAAGCCCAGTGCAGGAAAGTCGTTCTGGATGTCCACGTACATGAACCACTTCGCGGTGTTCCCGCGCATCGTAGACGTCTGGTAATTAAGATTCTGTTCCGGGTCTGAAATACCGTCTTGATACGAGCCGCCGATAATCTGCAAATCGGTGCCGCCACCATTCAGGTACACGCACGCGTAGCAGTAGCCCGACAGGTCCATGTTGATGATCTGCTCACGGTAGCCGCGAATTTCAAAAAACTCCCGACAGTCCTTCGCAGAAACGTCGATGTACTTCGTGTAATAGGCGCCGCCATGAGAACCCGCCGCAAACTGATAAGTTGGCCCTGCTGGCCAGAATTCGTTACCGTCATAGGCCATGCCGCCACCGTCGAACTGGAGTCCTTGAACCCGCCCGAACCACGAGATCGCATTAAGACCAGCAATGTCGACCAGACGACGACATGCTGCCCCAGAAATGTTCTCGACCACTGGTGCGTAACTACCCCATATCACGACGCCATATCCGGTCCCGTTGCTTACCCCGAAGGCACGGTTCGAGCCGTATACGTAAATGTCGCTGATCTGAGGCCGGTAGCAGTTCCAGATATGTATCCCGGTTTCAGAAAAGTGGTAAATGCGCGCCCCCTTGATCGTGCACTCTTTAGCATAGAAAATGGAGAGTCCACGATAGCCCTCATCGCCCGCCGTAGCGTTAAGGTGAGGTGCCCGCGACAGAGTGAAGTCCCCAATCATCTTGAACGAGTAGCGCGTATAAACTGTAATCGTCGTCGCCCACTGTAGCTGAACCGCATCGCCCACAGCCACGCCAGAGGGAAGCGGAAGTGCGAACATCCCCCGGAAATACGCGGTATTTGTCGCTGCATTCCAGCGGCTAATGTACGAGTACGCGTTGCCGCGACCAGGGAAGAAGCACTGCACGCGAGCCTGCGCGTCAGTCAATGAAATTCCGGATAGCGTCAGCGTGTCGGATGCAACAACGGACGCGACCGTGCCGTTGGTGATCGTGTTGGCTGGGGCGGTGTACGCCAGCGGGTCACGGATTCTGATACGGCTATTCGTGACGTCCACTTCCTCCACAGTTGCCATCTGCCCTTCGATGTTGCCGCCCCGGCTTTCGGTTTGGATCAAGCGCGAAGAACTAATCCGAATCAGGCTGCCGACTTGAAACAGGCTAATGTCGCCTACTGATAACCAGACGTTGCTACTCTCTGCGTTTGCCGTGAGCGTTGTTGTTCCGACAACAGTGGGTTGCGTGCGGATGAAATAGTCGTAAGGGTATGTCCCGCCAAAGCCAGCAAGACCATAGTCGAGGACGCTACCAGTGGAACGCGTCGCAGTCTTGTTGCTATAGAGTTCGACCTTGCCATTGGCTTCCAGCGTCAGCGCTTCCTGATCCGCGAACGTCAGAAGGAAGTCGGAAACGATGTACTTGCCAGCAGCAAAAACAAGCGTACCCTTTGCCGCCTTGACGAACTGCATCGCCGCGAGAATCGCCGCAGTGTCATCCGTGACGCCATCGCCTTTCGCGCCGAATTGCTTCACGCTGACGCGATCGCGCAATTCATCTTGCACCGTCCGCGCGACCGCCCCCGTACCGATCTGCGTGAATGCGGAGTCGGCCTTTGCGTCAAACGCGGAGTTAAGCTGCGAGGCCGTTAAAATTTGGCCGCTTGTGAAATTCGACATATGTACCCATCGAAAGATCGACTAGAACAAGCTGGAACTGTCTAGCGAGAATGTGGAATCGAGATAAGTCGGCAGTGCGCCGGGGCCGTTTGAGATGGCAACCCATGCGATCGTCGCGGCCGGCAGAACTGAGGCGATTGCGGCATAGATCGCCGCATCGGTGACGCCCGTCGTCATGTCCCCGATGTTTGCGTAAGCTGCGCGTGATGCCCGCGCATAGCCGCCGGGCGATGTGCCGTAACCTTGGATGTACGGAAGGCCTGAGCCGGCCGGGCGGTACGCGGTGACGAAGGCTTGATAGTTGAGCAGCAGCGAGCCATATGCGCCGGCGACGCCGTACCCGAGCGCGAAGCCATAGGCGCCCGTATCCTGCGGCCGTGTCGGCTCGACGATCTTCGGCGCGCGCCCGGTGAGGTCGGTCAAAATCTTCGTGATTGCCGCGCGTGTGCCGCGCTCGCGCACGATGTTGATTTTTATCCGCGTCCGATAATTCGCGTCGGTCTCGTTCGGCAAGCGCCGCAATCCGTTCTCGCCGAAGTAATCGGCGGCGGAAATGTCGAGCCAACCATCCGTCGACGTCTGAAGCCGGGTTTGCGCAAGCAGGTATTGATAAGCCGCATACACTGCGACGAACGCCGATGCGATACCGCCGAGCAACGCATCGAGAATCGGCGAGTCAGTACCGAACCAACCGCTCGGCATGCGCGCTTTGATGCGCGCGAAGAAGTCTTGTTGGTCTCCTGTCATTGGATCACCATCAGGAAACAGAGCAAGAAACGGATTTGATGACCTGCTGATTCGTCGCAGCCAAATCAACCGTTGCGCCGTTCACCGTGAGCGTGAGCACGCTAAGAACGTCACTCGATGCGTCGATCGCAATCTGCCCGAGCTTGAAATACGGCAGCTTTGCGCCGAGCGGCAGCGTGTTGATGTAGGTCGAAATCGCGGATTGCACGAGCGCGCAGGTCGTCGAGTGCGCGACGCCGGTCGATGTCGTTTGCAGCGTCATGACGACCGTCGCATTGACGACTGTCGGCGCGAACACACCGAACGTCGATGTAAAGGGGCGCACCGCGTCGACCGCGTTATAGACCGCCGACAGAATCGACGAACTCGGCGCGCCGGTTCCGTCATCGACGACTACGGCGAAATATCCCATCTGCGTTGCGCCGGCAAGCGTCTGGTTCTCGATGATCGTGTACGTGAAATTCGCGCCAAGCGCCTTGATCGCCGCGCCAATTGCCGCCTTTGTCGCCCGCGCGAGAGACGCGAGATACCCGACGAAGCGCACGCGCGCCGCGGCGTCAGATTCAGCGTCAACGCCGTTCGCGAAGGGCAGGGCGTTCGTCACCGTGTCGACGAATGGAATCGACTGGTAAAGCGCCGTGATGGTGTTCGCGCTCACGTTGCCCGACGAATCAGGCAGGCTCAACGAGTTCGAGCCGGGTGTGATGCTGACGACCGCGCATGTGACCGACGCCGAGCCGGCCGCGATGACGAAGCCGCCGAGCGTCGCGCTATATGCGCCGTTTGTCGTGTCCGCGACCACCTTATATTGCTGCGTGCCGTCGCCAGTCTGAACGATCGAGCCGACCGGAATCAGCGCTTGCTGTGTCGTCGTGAAACGCGAGAATGTGACCGCGCCGCTTGCCGCTGTCGGAGCGAGCCGCGTGAAGCCGTATTGCGCGAACCAGGTGTCGAGGTCCGCGCCGTTCGACGTCGCCGCGCGCGTCAATGCGATGGCGTTCAGAATCAAGCCCTGAAGCCAGAGCGCGACCCATGCCGTACCCTCGCCGATGGCGCGGAGCACAGAGCCGATGACGAAGTTCACGAGCGACGAGGCGGCGCCCTGCACAGTCGTCGCGAACCCGGTCAAGATTTGCGTGAATGATTGGGTATTGACGCTCATTGATTGATGTCGAAGGAGAGGGTTTCAGTCGTGCCGGTGATCAGGTCCGCGTATTGGATATTGATCGTCGCGCCGTCGTTGAACGGCAGAACGTCGATCACTGGCGAGGGCGTGCGAGCGACACTCGGAAACGACACGACAACGCTTCGAACGAGCGCGCGCAGCTCCGCGACGTTGAGCGTCGAGCCGACGCGCCGCGGAAGGCCCGCGCCGAAGTCGGGATGATCCGAATAGTCGGCGGTTGCGAGCGGGTTGCCGGCGCGGTCGGAGAGGGCGGGATTGGTGAGCAGCGCGCGAAGAATCTGCTGCTGCGTCGTGTCGCTCTCTCCCGCGAGCAATAGATCGCCCGAGGCAGAGACGTTTAGATCATTGCCCCAGAAGTGATAGCAATCGGACATGGCTTATACGGGCGCCCCGGTGTTGCTCGAACCAGACTGAACGCCGCTATGTGCGTGCGTGCTGCCGATGTTCTTGCCGTTGTTGGTGATCGAGCCGGTTGTCGCGAGGTTGCCGGTGATAGTCGACGTCGCGCCGGTTCCGTTGTCGCCAGATACCGCCATGCCGCCTTGTCCCGTCATCGTCTGCTTGACTAGCAGCGTGTTATCCATCTGCACCGGGCCGACGAAATGATGCTGCGTCGCGGTGTAGGTGATGCTCGACGTCGCGGTGACGGCGATCGTTCCGTCGCCGTTGAACTTCAGCGCGCTTCCCGACTTGTGGACGATGTACGTGTCGCCGCTCGGCACCGCGGGCGGCATGTTGACGCTCGAGAAGAAGCGCCCGACGATGCGCGGTGCGTTCGGCGATGCGTTATCGAACGCGACCTGCACCATGTCGCCGAGATTCGGGCCGCACACGATGCCGAAGCCGTTGCCGACGCCGGCCGCGCCGAGCGGAATCCATCCGGCAATCTCGACGCCTTCTGGCTGAATCGCGACTTTGACGGCGTGCTTTTTCGGGTCATACGACGTGATGATGCCGGTGCGTGGCGTCGTCAGGTCGAGCATCGCGAGCGCCGCGCGCTGACTCATTGCGTTAGCGAGACGGCTCAATTCGCCTCCTGCGTGTCGGGTGAATGGTTCTTGGCGCTGACGTGCAGCGTGTAGCCGCTCTCGAAGTCGAGCGCGCGCCGCAGCGAGTCGGGGTAGTAGGTTTGATCGAACGCGGTACCGGTGCCACTCAACGCGATCAGGCTCGATACCGTGAGCGCGTCATTACCCTGCGCGGGAATCGTGAACTCGCATTTCATCTCGTGCTGGATAATCTGCGCGTACTTGGCTTGCGCGAACTGCAACACCTTCTCTTGCGTGAGGTTCGGAACGCTGTAGTAATACGTCTGCGATCCGCTGCCGATCTTCGACGCGCCAGGTTTGACCGTCGTTTGCTTGCTCGGCGGATAAGTCGACGTGAAAACCTGCTGCGCGGCGTCGTTCCATGACCGCACGACGACGACGATGCCTTTCGAGACGGTCAGCGCGCGCTCCAACTTCAGCCCTTCGACATTGCTCACTGAGTAGCCGGTTTCGGCGTCGGGCGGCGTCCAGTTCACGCGGAAGGGCGTCACCGTCGCCGGATCGACCTTCGGGTGAAAGTTCAGCGTTTGGCCGTCAACCCACACGTTGTATTGCTCATGGCGCGCCAGCTCGCAGAGCAAATCCCATTCGGTGCGCGCCGCGGTCATCTTGTCGTGATCGATTTCGTAGAACTTGCCGGCGAGCGTCTTTGTCGGCGTCACACTGGCAGTCATGCCGTGCCGCTGCGCGAGGATTTGCGCAATCTGCGACGACGTTTTGTTTTGCCATTTCTCGGTTGTTTTCGCGTCGATGAAAACTCGCGTGAGGTCGCGACCGGAGAGGTGAATAGTTCCGGAAACCGGGTCATATTCGAGCGTATCAACCTGCCCGTAAATCAGCGAGGTCAATTCCTGCGCTGTCCAATTCGTCGGGTCATCCGGAATGCCCGCGAAAATCTCGACGTAAATCTCGGCCTGACTCGAAAGCCACTTCAAATCTCGGTCGGGCGGCAGTTTGCTCGCGGCGAACGTGATCGAAAAGGTGTCCGCGCTCGCAAAGTTGTTGTTATCGACTTCGAGCGCGATCCACCCTTTGATCGCCGTCAGAGGTTGACCCTTGCCTGCGAGTGTCACCGCGCCGCGTACCGCCTGCGCGGTGTTAGGCATCTAGCACGCCTCCTGAGTCGCCCGTATATGGCGGGATGGTGATTGTTTGATTGCCGCTGATGTTCGTGTCGCTCCCGAGTTGCGGATTCGCCTTCTGCAACGCCGTCCACCCGCTGACCTTGCCGTAGAACTTCGAGGCCAGGTCGAACAGATTGCCGCCGCCGACCTGAACCGACTTCGTGCCGCTGTTGATCTGTCCGAGGTTCGACCCCATGCGCCCGAGCACGCTATTCAGTTGCACGAGCGCCGCTTGATTCTGCATGGCGTTGATCTGCGTGCTGATGTTCGCCACCTGGCGCGATAGCGGGTTGCTCGGCAAAATGCCGCCGAGTGTCGTCACACTCATCAGCGTGTTTTCGGTCGACGAGATGAGCACTTGCACCTGCGATCGCACGGCGTTGAGCGGTTGCAGCACGCCGTTGATCGTGCTCTTTGCCGCCTGCGCGAACGACGAGACAGAACTAATCGCCGAGTTGAGCGTCGCCATCGGCGCGGCTAGCGAAGGGAAGTTCGACGAGAGCGATGTCGCGGTCGAGAGGTCCGTATTGATGAGTTCGTCGACGCCCGGCACGGCACCGCCGCCGTCATCGTTTAGATAGTCTTGAACGACCGTGCATGAGATGCGATAGGGAATCTGATATTCCCGCTGAAACTCCGCTTCAAACTCGGTGATGACGACTTTGTAGAGGAATTCGGACCATGACAGCGTGAGCGGCAAGCCGTCGTCGTGCATCGACTTCAGCGTGAGTGCGCGGTCGAGCGCGGTCGAGCCGACGAACCAGCCCGACCAATGAATCGGCGCGTGATCGGCGCCGAGCATGTCGACGACGCGCGCCCCGCCGACGAGCCGATGAACGACCGCGCGATGCTCAGTGCGAACGGCGATGTGTTCAGGAATCTCGTAATTCTGAAACGTCACATCGCCGAGGGTGAGAATGGTCGCCATCAGTAAGCCATCCCCGCGGGCACCTGACCCATTGAGAAATCGAACGTGTTTGAACTCGCCAGACTGCCGGCCCCCTTGGCGAGATGCTTATCGAGCACCGCGCCGACCTTTTTGCCATCGAGATAGACGTCGCCGGATTTGCCGCCTGCGCCTGCCTGCGCGGCGGTTTTAACGTTCGTCGATACGCCATTCAGCGCGGCGTAATAGCTGTAATCCGCCTGCGTTGCGCCATTGACTCCGGGCTTTGGCGGCTCATTGACCGCGCCATCTCCACCGAGCCAGGTCGGGCGATGCTTCCACATGTCTTTGATGCCATCCCAAAGGCCGACGAGTAGGCCGGTAACGATCGGAATAGCTACAGCGAGTCCACCAATCACCCATGCGAGGCCGCCGCCCAAACCAAGCGCGCCCGCGAGCGTCGTCACAGTTCCGACAACCAGCGCGATAACGCCGCCGACAACCAGGAACGCAGCAAATATCGCCGCCGACACCGCGACCACCTTCACGAGTCCGGGATGCTCTTTCGCGAAGCCCGCGACCGACTCCATGATGCCGGCCAGTTTCGACAAGCCCTTGATCGCCATCGGCAGCACCGCAATCCCGATGCGCAGCATCAGGTCGTGCCACTTCGCACTGAGGACCGTCATTTGCTGATCGAGCGGCGAACCCTTCGTTTTGAGCGATTCGTCGATGCCCTTTTGCTTGCCGACCGCCTTTTCGGACGCCTCCATGAGCGAGCTTTCGCGCTGGAAGTTGCCGATCAGTTTTGCGCCCGTCGAACTGCCGATGATTTGATCGACCATTCGCCGGCTAGCGTCATCGTTCGCACCCGCCGCCTTGTAAAACTCAGGCATGTGCGTTTGGACCCACTTGTCCGTGTCGTGGATAAGCGTCGGCGAGTCGATGACATGGCCGCCCTTATCCATGACGCCCCATTTCTTCAGCTTTTCAAGCTGATAGCCGCCTGTCGGACCATTGAACCCGACGTGTGCAAGCATGCGGTTTTGGAGCGTGCGCAGCGCGACAGCGAAGCCCGGGCCCATCTGCTGCATGATCGGCTCGGCGCGCGCGAGGAAGCCGTTCGACACCTTCTGCAAGTCGGCCGGGTCGCCAGCAAAGATCGCGCGCAGCGTGCCCGCGCGCAGCGTGCCGTTACCCGACGCCATCAGCTTATAGAGCAGGTCGGCGCGCGCTTCAGTGTCTACGCCGTTATTGAACCCGCCGCTCAATTCGAGCGCCTTGACGAAACTTTGCCGCTCGGCGTCCGACGTATGCTTGCCGCTCGCCTTGTCGATCGCCTCCATCTTCGCCAGGATCGGCGCGAGGCGCAGCGTGTGATGCACGTCGTCTCGCCCTGCATCGCGGGTCAGCGCGAATGCCTCAACGGCGACGCCCATTTTCTCGTTCACCGACAGATTGCGAATCGACTTGTCGTTATTCGCCCAATCTGTAATTCCTTTCAACTGCGCTAGTTTCGCGCCGTTGGTCAGAATGTCGTTTTGCAGCTTGGCGAACTTATTCGCCTCTTGCAGCGGGCTTTTGAACGCCGTTGCCAGGCCGACGCCTAAACCGGCCGTTAGTGCGCCACCGAACATCATTCGAGTGCTGACGCTCATTCGCTGAATGGCTCGCCGCAAACGCTCGGCCGCATGCTCTGCATGGCCGAATTGGTTTGCCATCTGCAATAGGCCGTGCGATACTCCATTCAGCAGGGATACTCGGACCCCAATCCGAAACGCTTCAAACAATATGACCTCCCTTCGGAGTTAAAACAAATGAGAAGTCGACTAGGATTCAAACTTCACGATTGGGCGGCGTCCAATTTCAGCGGCGTTCAATACCCGCGCACGCGTCGCGTGTTCGCAGTCGAGCGCGAGAGCGGCTTCGACCGATTCTTTCGCCTGTGGATGCGCTCGCTTAAGGTGGCCGTGCTGTTGATCTCTGCCGCGGTCTGCTGCACCTTCCTGTTCTGCGTCGTTGCGATGGTCGCAGCGGCGATTTAGTCGCCGTCTCTGAGGCGCGTGCCAGTCATCTGCGTTGTCGACTCCGCGCCGCGCCCGAGGAATCCGCGCAATAGCACGTCATGCCACAGCGCGCGCAACGCCTCTTCGTTTTGCACAACAGCCGGCCCCAGAAATGGCCGCGGCGGAATCTTGTTCGTGCCTAACTCTTGAAACACGGCGACATCAGACGTCGACCCAATCACCGCCTCGAAGCCGTGAACTTCATGCCCGATCGAATCGCGCAGCGCGCCAGTGCGAAGCAGCGGATCGTTTTCGCTGAAGCCCTTCGCGACGCGATCCGCTTTCGTGAAGTCGGCGAGTTCCGGCCACGCAGGGAAATGCTCGACGCCCGGTTGATAGTGACCGAGTTTCGCGCGCGCGGTGTTTTGAATTAGCTCTGCGGCAGCTTCGAGTCCGCGCCCGAGATGCGAATGCACCGCGGGAATCATCGTCTGCGTGACGTGATTTTGAAATGCGCCGAGGCTTGCGAATTCCAGCATTATTTGCGCTCCTTGAATTCCATTCGACCGTAATCGAATTCGTTGCCTTCGAACTCCGAGAACACAATGCAAAATGCCGCGCGCGTGGCGTCATCGAGTGAAAACGCCACGTCGAACGGCATATTGTTTCGCACCAGCCATAAGGACTCGCGAACCGCCACAGAGCGCGCTAGTTTTTTACTTCTTCCTGCTGCGCTTCCGGCGATTCACCCCCGAAATGCTCCATGACGGCATTCATCACGGCGGTTACGCCTTCCTCGTCGAGACGTTGAATCGTTGCCTCGATTTCGCGCTCTGTGTTCGGGTAATTGACCTGCTTTCCGTCGATCGATGCAACGAAGGTGATCGGAATCACCATCGACACATAGACCTGATTTTTCGCCGCTTCGCCGAGAATCTTCACAAGCCGGAACTGAGACAGGACGCCCGGTTTCTTCAGCGTCACCGTCAGGCCGTTCGGCGTGTCGATCGTCACCGCTTCAGCGGCTTTCTTCACGAGTTCTTTCGAAGGCGTGTCGGCTACGGGCGCCGATTTCTTTCGGACGTTCACTGTCGTCATTTATTGTTCCTTGTGGGTTAGAGCTTGATGCGCTGTTCGGCGACGAACGAAAGTTTCTGCTTCACGGTCGCGTCGCCGGCGAAATCGCCCGCATCGTCGAGTTTGAAAATCACGCCGACGAACTGGTATTGCGACACGACGCCGCTTGCTTCGGTGATCGTTTCGGTGATGGTCGAGCCGGTCAGGTCGAGGCCGGCGTAATAGTTCGCCTCCTGACCCGCAAAGAAGTCATCGAGCGTCGAATCCTGGCGTTCGACTTCGAACGAACCGGACCAGCCATCGGGGAAAATCAGGTGGCGCGTGCGACCGTCCAAGCCCTTGACCTTGACATCGGTCGTATCCGGCTTGGCGGTAAATTTGGTGATGAGCGAGAGCGGGAGCGATCCATTCGGCGTTTGAATGTTGACCGAAAGATCGCGCCCTACGGTAAAGCCGTTGAGCGGCATATGTGAGCCTCAAAAGAAAAAGCCCGCGCGCGGCGGGCCTTGAGATTGCAGGGGGTGAGGGGCTTACTGAACGCTCGACTGGATTTGAACCGTCTGACCGCCTTGCAGGTTGATCACGAAGTACAGCACGACCGACAGGTATTTCACCTTGACGTCGGCTTGCATGTAGCCTGCGGCAACTGCGGAGTCGGGGTTGTTCGCCTTGTCGATCTGAACCGTGAACGGCGCTTGCGTCGGGTTGTTGACGTCGCCGATCATGTTCAGGCGCCAGAGGTTCGACAGGAACGCTTGCATCGCCGCGCGAACGTCGTTGCGCAGGTCGACAGTCTGATT